TCGGCACGTCGACGTACATGTGGCGCAGCCAGATCAGCAACCGCTGGCCGTCCTCGCCGTTGAATACACGCAGCACCAGACGATCCAGGTCGTCGCGCTTCTGGTCTGCCTCGCGGATGTCGGGCGTTGCGAGCGCCTCGATCTCGTCCCAGCCGCTCAAGCGGGCGCTCCTGCCGGCGCTGCGCCTTGGGCTTGCATGGCAGCCTGCTGCATCATCATCGCTTCCATCTGCCGGTTCTGGGCCTCTTCCATGAGCACCGCCCGCTCTTCGCGGGTGTTGCGCACGGTAGCCGGCACGCCGAGCTTGTCGCCGATGTAGTCGACCACCGCGTCACCCTTGAGCGCCAGCTGGCCGTCAGGCCCGAACGCCTGCATCAATTGCGCATACTGGAGGATGGCATTAACCTCCTCCATGTTCTGCGCTTGTGCGAGCGGCGCGACGGGGGTTACTTTTACCTCGAGCCCGTTGACCCGCAGCGGCAGGTCGATCATTCCGCGCTCGTCCATGACCTCGAGGATCTTGGCCACCAGCGGGATCATCGTCTCGTTGATCAGGCGTCCGAACGCCGAGCCCAGGTTCTGCGCGAGCTCCTTCATCCGCTCGACGATCTCGGTGGCCGAGCGGGCGCTCATGTTGTCCGGCGGCAGCGACTCATCCAGCAGGATCCGCTTGATGCTGGCCGTCAGGTCGTTGATCACCAGCTGCGACACGTTGAAGTCACCAGAGCGGGGCAGGGGCTGCAGGCTCGCGCCCTGGGGGCCGCCATTGCGTGCCACGGGGATGATCGCGCCCGGCACGATCTTGACCGTCGCGGGGTTCAGCACGCCATCGTCGGCGGCCGTGTAGACGCCGGCAACCGCCAGGCTCGCGTTCTTGAGCAGGAGCTCCTTGGTCTTGTTGAGCGTCTTGATGTCGGGGAGCGCCGTGATGAGAGGCCCGCGGCCGTAGATCTCACCCGCGACCTTCATGTAGCGCGAGATCACCCAGGGCGAGGTCTTGCGCCGCCGGTAGACGATCTCCTGCTTCGAGATCTTGTCGATGACGTGGTAGCAGTAGTCGCCGCGCTTGTAGTCGTGGATCGTGGCCTCGACCAGGTCGACATCATCGGTGGGCTTCTGCTCGATCCGCATCTGCACTTCAGCCGGCAGCTTCGCGTCCGGCCACTGGCGCTGGATGCTCTCGCCCTTCATGCGCATCTTGCGGTAGACGTTGTCCACCTGGCCGTTCGCGCCTTCCTCGTAGCAGACCAGGAACAGCGGCACCGGGATGAAGTTGATCGGCGTCACGTCGTCGCCCGGCTGCACCATCATGCAGGCCGTGCCGACAGCGAGATCCAGCAGGAATTCGCCGATCGCGATGTCGAAGTTCGACTGCTTGAGCACGGCGAACATCTTGTCGCCGTATGCGTCCAGGATCGCCTGCGCTTGCTGCGTGCGCTCGATCGGGATCGACGGGCCAGGCTCGAGGCGCGACCACTTGCGCTGCGGCGGGAAGACCACCGACTGCAGCCGGTTGGCAAACCGCTGGGTGCTGTTGATGGCGGTCGAGTCGAAGACGCGCTGCATCTTCTTCGTGCCCGTGCTGCCGCCTTCCCAGACCCCGTACAGCTGGCGCTGCGGGAGCGCGAACTCGTAGGCGTCTTGGTAGATCTGCTGGAACTCGTCCTTCTTCTTCTGGGCAGCGTCGTGGCGCTTGAGGATCTGCTCTGGCGTCAGCCGCATCCCGCCTGTGTTCTTGTCGTATTCCATATCAAGCCTCGGCCTTGTACTGCTCGAGCAGATTGCGACCCTTCGCGGCCAGACGCTGCGCAGCAGCTGCGGTGCGCGGAGCAGGTTCGCCCCATGCTCGAGCCGCCAACGCAAGCCGCGTCGGCTCACCCTTGTCGTTGACCAGCGGGCCTGACGGATTGGTGTAGAACCGCGTGAGGAATGAACCCTTGCGGCGAGCACGCTGGCCGGTAGGGCTCGATTCCTTCACGCCGGGCTGGAGGTTTCCGCTCTCGCCCGTCGACTCGTAATGCCGCCTGCCGGCCTCTGTCAGCCCGCCTTCTGGATCCTTGTAGCGAGCCTTCATGGTGGGCGCTCGTCAGCCTTTAGCGGCTGCCTGCTGCGCCTGATACGCGGCAATCACCTCCGGCGTCCACGCGGCCTGGCACTGCGCCACCACGTTGGCAGGCTGGCCAGTGAGATCCTGGCCTGGGATCAACGTCCAACGGTGAAACTTGTTGGCGAAGAACGCACCGTCCTTGGTGATGGTCGTGCATTCACGAACCGACACGATCCCGTTCTGATAAACCTCGATCTTGTCGACCGACACCGTTTCTTGAAGCGACATTGTTTTCTCCTTGATTTCCGACCGCGCAATCCAGCGCGATTAAACGAAGTACGCACCCCAGCAACAAAGCCGACCACCTCCATCCCATGTGGAAACATTCGTTTCGACGCCGTCAGTTGCGTTTGTTTTCCTGATGTACAGATATGAGGTCGAAGAATTTACCCAGAATGAAGGGACTTCTCCCGATGAAAGCGTGACTGCTGTCCAATTTCTTGGAACTGCAGCTGGGAAGTTGCAATCGCTAGCGGAAGGAAACGGAAGCCCCGATACAGAAAGGAAAGCCACGGGCGTTCCAGTGCTGATAGCACTCGATTCAATATCGATGAAAAAGAACACCATCCTTCCAATCTTGGTGTATCGGCCAGTTTGGTTGGTATAACTAGACGCTCTATCAGTTGTCGTCCCGTCCCAGGCGAAGATGGGCGCAAACGTGCCCTCTTCATAGTCGTCCAGCGTGTTCGCATCGCTCGATGCAGACACCGTCGCAGGGAACGTAATACCAGCACCCGACGCTGCAGGCGTGGCACCGCCGACACCGATCGTCGCGGGGAATTTCTTCATGTAGTTCTGAAGCTCTTCAGCGGTGATCTTCTTGCTGCGGTCTGCAGCAGAAGGCTCGCTGATGTCGACGATGTAAACCAGGTCGCCGGTGGCGGTGTTTGCACCCGTCAGGGACGTGAGTGCGGATACGGCTTTGTCAGTCATGGTCAACTCTCCAAAAGTAGAAGGTCAAGATCCTCAAGCAGGGCGTCGTACCCGTCCTCGAACTCAAGGTTGGTGAACAGCGATTCATCGTTCTCAAACAGCAGATAGGACGAATCCTCTAGCAGCACATTGCCGCCGTCCTCGAGCTCGACGTTGTAGGACAGGTAGTCGGTGCTCTCGAGGAGGATGTAGCCACCGTCCTCAAGCAGGATGCCGCCGCCGTCTTCCAGCTGCAGCACCGCCGGGAATTCGATCCCGTTGCCGAGTCCACCGAACCGGCCTAGCCTGAGATTGATGCCGAGAAACACGTCACACCAGGCCGACGATGCTGGTGGCGGTCGTACCGGTCGACCAGACCCGCACCGCGGTCACCGGCAGGATTGATCCAGCCTGCACGGCGTTGAAGGTGGTTGCGTTACCGAGCGCGTCAGTGATCTTCACGTTGCCGCTGCCGCCAACATAGAGCGCACGCACGGCAGCCGACAGGTCGCTGTCTGCAGGCGTGATCGCAATCGCACCGATCGCGCATGAGTCTGGCGTGGTAGGGAAGGGTAGTTGCGCCATGTCACTTTCCTTTTTGTGCTGCTCGGAGGTTATCCACCAGGTTTGGGTAGGGCCGTCCTGCTTTCTTGGCCATCATCTGCGCGGCCTTCTTCTGCATCGGCGAGAGCTCTTTCGGCTCTCCCAGGCCTTTCGGCCGCGGCTTGTCCCAGACTTCTTTCATTTCTTTGATCCGTATTCGTCGAGCTCACTCTCGAGCTCGGCTGCCATCTTCATCTCGTGCTCGTTTGGCGTGCGCCGCCCGGCACGCTTTGCCATCATCTGAGCGACCCTCTTCTGGAAGGCCGTCTGCTTCATGGCTTTCATCTCTTCGCCGTGCTTGCCGTTCGACTCGATCTCGATTTCGACTTTCATTTCTTCTTGTACCCCGCCTCAGACATCGCGATCGCCACGGCCTGGTCGCGGCTGGTGACCTTGTCACCGCTCGAGCTCTTCAACTTGCCGGCCTTGTACTCGCGCATCACCTTCGCGACCTTGGCCTTCATCTTGTCCTGCTTTTCCATCATGCCCCCTGCAACATTGGTCGCGAGCCCCGGCGGCTCACTGCCGCCAGCCTGGCGGCGCGGCGCTCACCGAGCTCACGCTGCAGACCAGACTCCAGACCCTTGCGCTCAGTCTCAAACGCGCTGGTGTCGAACGCTGCGATCGTCGGTGCGGTCGGTGCCTTCGGCGCTGTCGGCTTTTGTTCAGTAAAGGTCGGAAGAGGCTTCGGCTCTTCGTACTCGTAGCTGCGGGTCTCGGTGGTGTAGCCCGCGAGACCGAACAGACCAAAGCGCGGAACCCGCTCCTGGTAGTAGCCAGTCTTGGTCACAGTCGGGCTCGCCTTCACGGCTGCGAGCTCACTCTCGTAGGCCTTCAACCGTTCGTTGTAGGCCGCCACCTGCGACTCATACGCGGGGAAGCTCACCGTCTCGTAGGTAGCCTTGGCAGCCTCGAAGGGCTTCATCTGCTCTTTGACGCCGGCTTGGTAGGCAGCGAGTGAAGATTCCTGCTTACCGGTCAGCGACTCGATGTCTTTTCGGAACTGGGTAGATAGACGATCGATGCCACCGGTCTTGCGACGCAGAGCGCGTTGCGCGAACTGTGGCAGCTGAGTAGCCATCAGAGCATCATCCCGGTGCCCAGCTGCGGGGTGGTCACACCGAGCTCAGGCGTGAGGCGCTCTTGCGAGAGCAGGGAGCGTCTGCCGCCTCGCGTCCGGGCCTTGAGGGCCGACGCTTCAGCAGCCGCAGCACGGCGGCGCTCTTCGTCTGCAGCGGATTGCACCTCGCGGGCCTTGTTCTCCATCGAGAGCTTGTTCTCTTGATACTGGAGCTGGCTGGCCTGGAAGGCCTGCCGGGCGGTCTCAGCCTGCGTCTGGAGTGCTGCAGCCTGCTGGCCGTAGGTGGCAGTCTGCTGGGAGATTGCCTCGCGCATGGCGGCCGCATCGCGCTCCTGTTGCTGCAGTTGGATCGCTTGCTGTTCACGCGCTGCACGGTTGGCCTGGCGTGCCTGGTTGGCCTGGTAGGCCGTCCCAAGAAGAATCGCTCCAGCAATCAAGAATGGCATCAGTCGCTCCTGACCAGCACTTCATCCATCCGATCCAGGTCTGTCTCACTCGTTGCGTGAACACAGAACCAGACCGCGTCCTCGAGCGCCTCGATCCGGTGATGCACTCCAGCTGGTATCGTGATCACGGCCGGCGCTGTGTATCGCCTCTCGACACCGTCTGCCTCGACCGTCACTTCACCACTCGCCAGTATCGACAGGTGGTCATAGTGATGCGCGTGGGTCACCGCAAAGTGACCCCGCGGCAGCATCATCTGTCTCGCATACAACCCAGAGGAGAAGTGATGCCTGATCTGCAGATCTATGTCGATCATGCAGACCATTCTATTGGATGTTGTACAGAGGAGGGAATAGCGCGGTATCGGAGCGGTATCGCTACTCGATAGACTTCAGAAACTGCCACTGCTCGACCGTCACCTCGTTCATCTCATCATGGGGTTGTTTAATGTGCTCGCACATTTCCCAAGGTGGACAGTCGCAGTCACTCGATGGCAGCGAGTAATCGGTGCGTTGAGTCACTCTCGGTCGCGCTGTAGGTTCGTACCGTTTAGCTTTTCCCATAGAACCTCACCCGTGGGGGGGTGTTCTTTGACTGCGAGGGTTCGTGGTATCGCAGTCATCAGACGCTCTGGTTTATCTAGGCTGGCTTCCGGTTTCCCGTCCACCCCGAGCAACTGGCCCCGTTCGCTTGCGCTACTGAAGCACCACCCGATTCGCCACGTTTATCCGAGTCGGTCGCGTCAACCTTCTCGAGGGCTGGGTTAATGGCCCCCGTTCCCGGTTGGCGTGGCACCAAAAGAAAAACCGCTTAGGGCTACCCCCGGTGAGAACCCTGACCAGAGGCCAGGGCGGAGGTAACACTAAGCGGTCTTGTCGGTTCTCACGCCAACGCTTCGTACACTAGCCAAACGCTCCGCAGGCTGTCAAGCAAACACGTCAAAGTCCGCACTGGCAGTGGTCTGATGAACCATCGGAGCGCCAGCCATGTTGCTTTTCCGCACCATCCGGTTGTACTCGCCGCCACCCAGCATCAGGTAGCCATATGCGTCGCCAATATGCGAGTGCTCGTTCTTGTTGGGTGCGTCTCTGAATCTCTCCTGGCCGGCACCGATGCTGATGCGCTTGAAGTGATACCCGCCTCCCAGAGCCTTTCTGAGGAGCTTGCAGGAGCGATTGACGATCAGCCCAGGCTTACCCATTACCAGCCTCTGCATGGGGCTTGCAGCGGCTTCCCTGCGTACCTTGAAGTCGTTGCTGGCAGTGGGTTGCGCCTTCAGCCCCAGGGTGCGCAGGAAGTCAAAGGAGGTGACTTCATAGATCGCGTCTCTCGCCATACCGGCTGGGTCACCCCAGAGCATGACCTGGTGGTTGGGGAACCGTTGGTTGAGCTCTGCGAGCAGCTGCAGGCCGAACCGCTCGAGGCCCATGTCGAAGGTGACGATCTCGTGGTGGATCAGCCAGCGTCCGTTGGGGAGTCTCTGGCCGATGGTGGCTGCGGGGGTGAGACCAAAGTCCAGTCCCACCTGGATGGGTACACCAGGCTCGACCTCAGTCTCACCGCTCATGGTGGCGTCGTCGTACTCTGGCCAGACGGGTCTGCCTTCCTGGACGTAGGTGTACTGGCCCGCGGCATAGCACCGGATCCAGTCCAGGTTCTTACCTGGCAGCATCTGCTGGTAGTAGCCGGCGGGGAGGTTGTTGATGTTCTCTGCGGCCGGGTTGGTCTTCCACCACTTGCCGGCAGCGAGCATATGGTCGTTGGCCTCGGGGTTGTCCGGCAGGTCGTCCGCGGGAACCTCGATGACGCCGCCTGGTTGCTTCCAGAACTTCCAGCCTCGGGGCTTTTCCTTCTCGGCCATGTTGTGCCACCAGTGGTCATCGTCCATCGGGTTTGTATCCATCCAGATGCCGTGCCAGGACGCGCCGCCATCACGCTTCGTTGGATACCGGCCCACCCGGTGCGTGAGGCCGTCTATGACCGCTTTGGGGAGCTCACGGGCCTCGTTGACCCATGCGCCTGTCAGTTCAAGTGAGAGCAGCTTTCTAACGTCCTTGGGCTGATCGAGCGCCAGAAAGATGACCTCGCAGTCGATACCGGCAGCATCACCGCGGGCGGGCAGACGAATGTGGTGGGTGATGGGTGGCGTCCAGAGCATGTTGCCGAACGTGCTCTCGGGGAACAGATCCAGCCAGGTCTTGATGGTCGTGGTCTTCAGCATGGGGTAGCTGTTGCGCACCACCGCCCAGCGCGAGTACCGGATGTTGTCGATGGGGGAGGGCTTCTGTTTGACGGCCTGGATGAAAATCTTGGCCGCGCAGGCGTAGCTCTTCCCGCTCCCCACCGGCCCCATGACACCGGCCACAAACTGTCTGGATTGGATGAAGTCGTAGACCACCGGGCTCTCACTGAAGTCGAGCTTCAGTCCGGTGACGCCGACCTGCTTGGCGCTCTGTTCTTTAGTTCTCACTTGCGTCCTTCAATCAGCATCTTCATGGCGATCACAAGATCACTGGCGACCTGCTCGGTGATGATGATCGACTCGCTGTCTTGTCTGACCTCGAAATACATCGGGCCATCAGAGGTCGATTCTGAGTCGATCTCGACATCGATCGCAATGCCAGGCCCGTTGTCGATCTCGTAGCGTGTTGGCTTGATCTTCATGCGTTCTTCTCCTTTAGCTTTGCATCGATCATGTAAACCAGCGCCTGCCAGTTGGTTCTATCGCCGAACGTCGCTCGATTAACTAGAGCACGTGCTTCGTCGTCCGTCAGTTCGACCCATTGGCGCTTCTCAGCCTGCTCGATGGCAGCGCGGAGGGCGTCCATCACCGCTCTGCGGTTACCCCAATGGTTGCGACCAAGTCCAGCAATAAACTCCAGCGCCTGCTTCATGACCGCGATGCTCATAGCCGACTCCCTTTCAGCACATACGCCCGCCCACGCTCCCGTACATCTATCTGCCTGTCGTTCCGCTTCAGCCGCTTCGCGTAGTACCGCGCTCGACCGAGATAAGGTGTGACGATGAAGTTGCTATTGCCATGCGGAAGTTCTCGGCACTTGTAGAGCATGACGTAGTACAGACGGTGGCGCCTCATATCTCCCCCTTCAGCACTTTGGCTGCGTGTAGGTAGTAGTTGTACTGCCCACCAGATCGCTCGTGCAGGCGCTCAAGCATCAGCACGCACCGATCACGCTCGGCAGCTGCAACACGCTCTGCAAAGTGCATCAAAAAAACTGCGTCTTTCTCTGGCGTCTCCGATAGCTCCCAGAACGCTCCAGCATCCAACGCCATCCGTAAGACCTCATCTCGATTCATTGCATCTCCCTCGCGAGATACCGGAGCTCCACGATCCGCGCACATTCCCTGAGCTTGCTGACATTAGTTCGCTTCATCACCTCGATTGCAATGGCGATGAATGTCTCGATCTCTGCACGTTCGTCGTCGCCCCATCCGATGAGCTCCGCAACACAGGCCTGCAGTCTCGTGTCTCGCAAGGTCGCTACCTTCTCCACCACATACTCGAGATCATCCCGGCTGAGTGTGGCCCTCTGCTGAATGATCTCCCTCATCCTGTCTGCCTGTTCCGCCACAAAGCCTCCCTCTGGCTTCATCACCCCTCTCCCCGAGGCGCCACCACGTTCACGTCAATCACCGAGGGCTTCTCATCGTCTTCAGGCCTGTCCAGCAATCCACTAGCCTTGGCCAGCAACCGCAGCACCTGAACCTTGTCGAAGAGCTCGATCTCAAGGGTCTGCTGCCCGTCCTTGCCCTTCGTCACCCTCACGTTCTTGATCGCCTGCAGCGCATGCTCCGGGATCCTCCCCGCTCCCTTGAATCTCACCGTCCCGTCATCATCCCAATCCATGATGTCCGTGATCTTCGTCTTCGCCATGCAGAGCAACAGATACGCCACCGCCTCCCGGTTCTCAACGATCGTGGCCGACCTCTCGAGCCTGCGCTGTACCGACCGAATCCCTCCCCACCCATCCAGACTCGGTATCGTCGCGCTGAACTTCTGCTTACCCGTAGGCATCACTCCACTCCTCAAAACGGGATCTCTTCGTCCTGCTGACCCTGGTACCCATTGCTCTTGGCCTGCTCATGCTGAGACTGCCCAGCCTGCTGCACCCGATCACCCAGCGCCAGGCTGATCCACTTCTCACCAGCACTCGTCTCCTTCGTCCACCCACTCACCCAGTACACACTCCCGTCCGGCAGCATCAACCGACCCTTCAGATTCGGATGCCGCTCACTCGTCTTCTTGTCGTTCTTAAACAGACTGCCCTGCCCAGGTCTCATCTCGTATGCCATCGTCATCACCTTTCTGTGGTTAGGAAAACTTGAGGAAAATTTCAGAGGAACCCCCACTCGCTACCGGTGAGGGGGAGGGGGCAAGGGTGCCTCGTCTCCGCGCCCGCATAACGCGCCCCACGCGCACGCCTAGCCGTATGACACCGGGCCTCGCCTCCCGCCAGCACCCGACACGGCCCTGCCTGTCCAATTCCCATACGTTCGTTTGAGTTTTGTACGGAGCCCGTAGAAAGGCCTACAACGCGCTGGAAGGGTGCCTGGCTATGTCCGGTCATCCTTGCCCCCGGTCGTGCGCTGCGGGCGATCCTGGCGCGTTCTGGGCGGTGTCATACACGCCGTCGACGATGCGGTCGGCGTTCAGGTTGATGACCGACTCGAGCAGCGAGGCCAGGCGAGGCGGCGGCAGACCCTCGGCCTTGTGACGGTCGAGCACCTCGTCGATCAACGCGCCAATCCGATCAACGTGAACATATTGATCGACAACTTGAATCAAACCTAAGCACTCCGTAGTTACTTCATACCCCTTTGCCTTTAGTGTGATTGCGCAACCTTCTGTAGGCCTATTGCCTATTTTTTGAGCATCTTCACACTCGCCACTTTCAGGTTGTCTATGTGGCCGCTTCTTGAGGCCTTCCCTGATCCGTTTGACTGCCAGCGTCTCGCCCTTCGGCATGGTGTATCTCCTGGTCGGTTGTTGGTTGACCACGGGCTTGACGATGCCTGCCAGCATCTCCGCGATCATCTGTTGCTGCTTTTTCGGTGGGATCGACTGCATCTTCTCCTCGAGCTGCTTCAAGAATGGTGGCCGTGCGTCCTCTGTGGTGCTGGCCACCGCGATGGCGTCCAGCGTGCCGATCTGCGGGTCGTAGATCACCCTGATCGTGTCCCCGGTGTAGCCCTTGAACCCCTTGCGGATCACCTCGATGTACCCGTGATCCTTCAGCTGCTTGACGTGCTTGTTGACCGCCTGGCGTCGGATGCCAGACTCCTCGGCAATCCGCTGCTGCGTCACCCAGGTGATCCCGGCCCGGTTCGCCCAGCTGCAGACCTTCGCCAGAGTCCTGACCGCACCATCTGTCAGCCTGCGGTCTTCCAGCGCCCTGATCGGGATCACTGCGAACATCCGGCGCGACGGCGGCTTCTGCTTGACCCTGGCCTGCTTTGGGAGCCTGAGCTCAGTCATCCCCGTCCTCGAGCCAGCCCGCACCCATGCCGCGTGGCATGGGAGCCCATGCAATCACCCGCGGCCGGTCGATCGGGCTGCCTGCGCCCGCATCACGCCAGAGACGGCGCTCCCGGTCATACCAGCCGATCCAGACCTCAACCGGGTGATCGAGCTCCACCAGCACCGTCTCATCGTCTGCCGGCAGGTGCTGCCGCGCCTTGCGCCACAGAATGAGCTCCTGCATCACTGGTCTGGCCATTGCGCTCCTTCCACAGTTTCAGCATCACCGCCCGCAGCTGCTCCGCTGCACGCTCCCCACGCACCCGCTGCACCTCCAGCAGGTAGCGTCGCTTCGTCCACCGTTTCGATCTCGGGCCAACCGTGTCCGGCAGCCGCATGGCCCAGGTCGCTTCGCAATAGAGCCGGTAGCTCTCCGAGTGACTTCCCACCTGGCGGCCGTCCGGCAAAGTCACCAGCTTCGCGTTGTCGTGCACGTTCCCGCAGCCCATGCATGCAAGTGCCGCATTGCCACCTTCGATGCCTTCCACCGTTCAAAATCCTCCACGCACCACCCTCGATCGGGTTGCGCTGCTGACAGTTACTGCACCACCGCGGCTCGTCGCTCACTCCAATACCTCGTGCATGTAGACCTCGACGCCAGGCTCGGTCGAATAGAACTTGCTGACCGTCAGCCTAGCGACCTGCTTGTCGTCGACGTAGGCGATGCCGTTGCAGGCGTCCAGAACGGCCTTGGCGACGTTGTCGAGATCCGGCTTGCCCGGAGTCTCGCCGCCGTTCAATGCGGCCACCTGGCGCTTCACCGTCCAGCTGGCAGGCACGCCGACCCGGATGTTGATCCGCACCGCCATCGGGTGCTCTGACGGCTGCCAGGTGCCCATCGCTGACCTGCAGGCCTCGGCCACCAGGCGCTCCCAGGCCACCGTCTTCGCCGGCGTGTACATCCGCGGCCGCCCGCCGATCGTGCTCACTCGAGGCCGGCCCTTGCCGACAGCCTGGCCCTCGACCGTGAAGTAGACCGCCAGGCTCACCGCCTGCCGCCCAGCATCCGGTCGATGCGATCGCGAACGTCGCTGTACCGCGGCTGCAGGTGCTCCCGGATCAGCGCGTCAATCAGACTGGCCTTGCTGCGCCGCTGGTCTGTCGCCGCTCGGTCGAGTAACTCATAGGTGGCGGGCCGCAGCCGCACCAGGAAAGCCTTGTTCTGTTCGCTCATGTTCCCCTCATCTGGAATCGCAACGATACCAGTGACTTGAGAACTGGACTAGCCTGAAGTC